CGGGTCGCGGGCCTTGGCCCAGCCTCCGTAGCTCCCGCCTGTGATGGCAAAGAAGGTACGTCCGTTTTTAAGTGTGTGATTGTCCATGGTTGACTCCTTTTATAGCAAAGGCCCACGGCTCATTCGAGCAGCTAGTCTAGTCGTATTCACAATGTCAAACAGCGGCGGCGCTTTCGCCGGGGGTCAGAGAGGCGGTCCTAGTCCGCTTCGCCCCGGTCTGGGCGTTTCTTATTTCTTGATACCATCGTATACGATTTGTCCCATAAAGTCCACCCCAAATTGTGGATAACTTTACGAATCCTGTGGATAACTTTACGAATCACCTGCGACAAAGTGTCGCACCTAAAAGAACAAAGTAAGAACAGAACGAATCGGACAATTGGTGCGGAGGCTTCTAGTGAGGGTGCCCCCGCTAACCCGCCAGCGTCTTAGTTTTCAGTCGTTGCTGGCCTGACCGCGTTTGGACTCGCTCGACTATCACTCGCCCGCTTCTTCTGCCATCCGCTCGTCGGGTCCGATTAGCTCGGAGCCCGCCGTCGTCTCTCGGTCGCACGTAGCGCAGTAGAAAACGGGTTTCCAGTTCATCTCGTAGAGGAACTCATCCAGCCCGCCGCATTCAATGCATCGCCTATCTCTGTGCATAGAAGATATGTTCTCCGATTTGTTGGCATTTCTGGAGGTGCGTGGACCATGAGGGCTGAACCCAAGTAGCATGGTAGTGGGTGGCGTCCTCCAACCCGGCTACCTCGACCTCTGTGGTCGTAAGAAGTGTAGCCAGATCTTGGGCCGTGGTCCATGCCTCTTTCTCCGCTGGGCGCTCCGGCTTGCCGTCGCAATAGTAGCTGAACTGGCACTTGTGCCTGACCGGGTTTCCATTGCGGTACTTGCCCTGCCTGACGACGCCGCAGATGTCCATAGGATACCTGAAGTCATCGACGCGGTTCTGTATGACGACGCCAACGGCCATCATACCGCGCCAGCCTTGGTCTCGCGCCTCGAAGTACATTGCCTCGGCTAGGCACAATCTGCCTTCGTCGTCACCGGCGGAAAGTCCCCCACCGGCTGCGGCGGGTAGCGGAAGCACGAGCCCGACGAGCAGTGCCACGAGCAGCGCCGCCATTGCGAGGCATATTCTGATTGCCCATTTCATTGCGGAATCTTTTTCATGCGTGCTCGAAGGTCTTTGGCCTCTCGGACTTCTTCTAAAGCTTTTTCGGCAATCTCTCGTATGGCCTCGCGGTAATCGTCCAAGTCCATGTTGTTTGACGTGTCCTTCGTTTGGATGCTGATAAAGGCGTCCTCGGCTATCAGCGAAGCTGTTATCAGCCCTTGTATCCAAGTCCGAGTTATCACACCTTCTCTCTCTTTCCTTTCCTTATTCATTGGACCGGCCACACGTAGTCGAGGTCGTCGGTTTCGGTCCAGCCATATTTGCCGTAGAACTCCGGGTCCTTCTTCAGGAGGTTGGAGCGGTGACTGGCGTGGATGTCCTCACGGCCCAGCCACCCTGGCAGGCGTATCGCGCCGTAGGACTCCTCTTTCTGCATCGTATTCTTATAGCCGCGCCGGACCCACTCTTCGATGCACAAGTCTTTGTAGAACGACAGAGCCGTCTCATAGCCCCGCCACATCTTTGTAGCGGGGTGGCTGGTCCAGCCTTTCGACTTACCGGCTAGCGCATTGAGGATCTGGAAAGCCTCGACGCGCTGCTTGCCAAGTCGCCGGTAGTCGAGGCAGCGAACGGATTGTCCCATGCTCTTGTATGGCAAAAAAGTCTGCATCACTTCTTCCTCTTCTTACGGGTTACGGGGAGCAGCCAGTGATACTTGTCAAAGTCTGCTTCACAGTGACTGCACGTTAAAGCAGACCAAGCAAAGTTATAAACGTGGGTTGCACCACCGCACTCGGGGCAGTAGATCGTCTTTCCCGCCTTTCCGGCGTGGGTCCACTTTGGAACCTGCTTGAACTTCTTAGGGTCCGGGTCAAAGTCTCGGACATCATCTTCCGGGCCATCCCAGCCCGGACCCAGTAACCAATCAAGAAACTTCATCAGTTCGCCTCCTTCATGCGCGTGTCGCGCAGTTGCCGCGCTTTGCCCTCCCAGACGATCTTGATATCTGGATCGTGAGCCCTGTCCCGTGCTTCCTCACACCGCGCTATACGCCGCTCTGTAAGAGTAGGCTGCGTCAGTTGATCGCTCAACCACTGCAAACCTCGCACAAATTTCTCTGCTTCATTCATTGCCTGCTCCTTTTATAAGATAAGTCCCATAAAGCTAGGCACAAAAAAAAGAAAGGTCAACTAGTTTATTGTGGGGGGTTCTTCGTCTTCTTCTTGGCAGCGCAGGCAACCTTGGCTAACCATGTCTACAATTGAGGCATAGCACCAGACACAGAAGGCGACCGGGCATATGCCAAAGTTACCGGCAATGCCTCCCTCTCCTTCAAGATCAACCTCCGATTCGCAAATCGAACAGGTTAGCCTTGTCCCCGGTTCTTCTTGTTCATCCCTCGCCACGATGATTTTGGTCCTAAGTTTTTCTTGCCGTTGAGCGGGTAGGGTTTGTTCCTGCGCCGCGCTCGGGTGGGCTTTGTGTAGGAGTGCGCTGTTTGCTTTGCCATCAGATCTCACAAAATAAAAAACGGCGGTGAGGGATGGGATCACTCACCGCCGCGAGGCCAGTGGTAGGAGTCAACAAACCACTGTACAGGGAGGCGTCTGTCAACGCTAACATCCCCTGCCGTAGAAGTCTACCGAACTTGAAGGGTGCCGGGTGTCTGTTTCAAAGAGATACCACGCCGCATTATCTTTCCCTGTATGACGACTGTCGGGTATCCACTTCACGCGGCCTACGCTGATGATCTTTTTGCAGTAGGTCAGGTACGGCGCGGCCTGTTTGGTGTGCATCCAGTCTGCGTCAAACAGCAGCCATGTAGGCAGGATTGCCGACAGGTGCATCAGCATCGGATGCAGGATATCCCTGCTCCAGGGTGGGTTGGTAATGAAGAAGTCCACGTTCATGTCGGCATCCTCAATGTCAAACGCATCCCGGATGTAAGCCCTGAGCCCATTCCCGCAATTAGGGGGCTCTTCGTCATGCCCAGCAATCGCGGTCAGTGGCTTTACTTTCCACGAAGGTGAGATGTCACTGGCATACTCTAGGCTAGGACAGAACTTTCCGCCGTGGGCTACTCCCTCAAAGCTGGACAGAGCACGGATTAAAGCACCGTCACCAGAGCAGGGCTCTATATATGTAAAGCGTTCGGGAAGATGCGGTATCAGAGGCTCTACCGCGCTAACAGGGGTAGGGTAAAAGTCTCTCTCGTTCCTCTTAAAATCAGAACGCTTGCCCATCACAGTGCTTGGAAGATGAGAACAGCCGTGTAGAAGACGGCGGTAGCAAAGATTGCGGTCATGCTTTCTTCTTCTTTGAGGTTTGTTCGCCAACAGGTATGTCTTTGCCCGTCACTTGTTCGAGCAGAAGCGTGAACTGGCCGGACAACGTCCGGCGTTCTTTCGCAGCCATCTCTTTGAGTACGCGGTAGCTCTCAATTGGAACGACCACTGACTTCCATTTGTCCGGGTTCATAACCTATTCATCCTTTAATTCTGGGACAGTATCGGATTTGTCTAGTTTCGTCAAGTCTCCCCAGTTCTCACCCAACGATATGTCGCTAGGGCTGGGGACCTCCAGCGTGTAGGCAGATTCCATGATCTTGCACAGTTCTTCGGCCTCGCCTGCATCGGTAACAGAGAACGCCAATTCATCGTGTATCTGCACGAGGGGGATCTTGTTTTTCTCCTTGTAGACCGCAGCCATGGCAGCTTTGGTCTGGTCCGCTGCGCTCGACTGGATCAGGCGGTTCAACGCCTTGTATGTATACGCACGTTTAATGTTGTCGCCATACTCAATGTGCGCCTCATCCTTCGGCAGGGCTCGTGCGGAAACAAAAAGGTTTGGCTCCCATAGATCAAATCGACACTTGCGCCCCAGCAGTGATCTGACAAAGCCCCCCTTGTCTCGGTGCGACACCCTGCGCTGTACCGCATCCATGAGTTCTTTCACAAATGGCACATCTTCGTGGTACTGGCGCATGAGCCGTTTGGCTTGGTCCGTGGACACGTCCAACTGCTCCGCGAGCCGCGTCTGACCCATGCCGTACATGATACCCAGGTTGATGGTCTTGGCCTGCTTTCTCGGGATGTTGGCGATATCGGCCACCATCTGGTGGAAGTCGGTCTTGGGGTCTTCGCGGTATGCTTTGACGAACTCGTCGGACCCGGTCAGACCCTTGTTCGTGAGGCTGGCGAAATGGACGAGGATGCGGGGCTCCTGCTGATCGAAGTCCATCGACGCCCACTTCTCTCCTTCTTCGGGCAGGAACAGGCCGCGTATCTTGCGGGCCATGTCCGGGTTACGAGCGGGGATCTGCTGGAGGTTGGGGTTGGACATGGAGATGCGCCCGGAGACCGTGCCGCCGCCTTCGGATCGTAACTGGTTGATATGCCCGTGGATGCGGTCTTTCTCTGCGTAACGAAAGATGCTGGACAGGAATGTATTGCCCATCTTGTCGTACTCTCGCGCCTCGGCAATCTTTTGGGCTATGGGGTGTTCGTGCTGGGACAGGAAGTTCTTTGTAAAGCTGGGCAGTCCCGTTTTGGTGCGGCCATATGGTATGTCCAGGTGGTCGAACACCTTGGCGATACTGGCAGCAGCCCACAACTCTACCTCGACGCCGGTCTCCTTCTTAACGCTGGACTTGATGCCCTTGACGATCTTGAGGAGGTCCTGCTTGAGACGTTCGGCAGCGTCGAGATCAACCCGCACACCCCTCCACGTCATTTCTATGCAAAGCGGTAGGACAGATGTCTCCATGTCGAAGACCTGCCACAGGTCTTCCTTGGTCAGTTCCATCTTGAACAACTGCCACAGGTCGAGCGTAAGCTGGGCGTCGGCCTCGGCATACTCTCCGACAAAGCAGGCGGGCAGTTTGTAGAGTTCACCCTTGGGGTCTACGCCAAACTCTTGGGCGGCTTCTCGCAGCGCAGCCTCCGACTTCATCAGCCCCATGTAATCGTAGGATACGGCATTGAGCGAATAGCTGAACCGGTTCTCGTTAAGCAGAGGTGCTGCCAGCATGGCGTCGATCATCTTGCCCTTGAGGTCGATACCAAGGCGCTTGAGCCAGCCCACATCGTAGGCGGCGTTGTAGAAGATCTTGTCCGACGGGTGGTTCGCTATCTCTTTCTGAAACCAGCGCATGACAATGCCCCGGTCGAGGTTGCCGCCACCTTCGTGGGCAATGGGCAGATATGCATTAAACCCTTCATATGCGACGGCAAACCCGACGACATCTCCGTGTCCGGTAGCCCATCCTGGGCCATGGGACTTGAGCCGTGGGTCTTTGGTCTCCAAGTCAATAGCGATTTCCGTGATGCCTTCGGGTGTCGGCGGTAGCTGCTCAATTGGCACCCACTCGGTTTTGACGCCCCATTTGGGCTTTTTAAGATTCTTTTTCATGGTACTTCTTTGCCAACAGTTCGAGGGACAGTTGGTCAGAGACACCGCTCCGATCATACTGTTCCTTGGCGCACTCGAAGGCCACCGCTGCATAGCCTGCGCCGTCAATATAATTATCCTTCTTCAGCGTCCCCAACTTTCGTCGGGCGATCTTCATCAACTCCATCAGGTTGGCTACATCCTCGGCAGTCAGATCACCTTCTTTATTGTACAGGTAGCCGTTCCATAACCGGGCTATATTTTCGTGGTTCTCCCACATCGAACCGTAGTCAGCGGCACGGTCACCCCCAATTAGATCTAAAGCTGTCTCCAAAACTTGTTTGGCTGGTACTGCCATCGTTCAACATCCTTTCTTCAATAGGTATTCCAAGTGACTTTGCGTGTTTGATTCCGCTCTCCATGCCCTCCGTCATTCCACGGTCCATGTAGACGGCGCAGAGTTCTGCTACTTCGTACCATGCGAGGGCGAGCTTCATACCGTTCTGTCG